AATTGAACCACTTAACCAAGCTTGGAAAATAGAAGTGATATTCGCGTTGATATCTTGAGTTTTATATGAGAAGGTTTGAGAACCGCTTAAATCAGAATACCAAACACCACCTTTACCAGCAAATGAACCAGTAGATGTTCCAGAAAATACAGGTTGACCAGAACCATCAATTACACCCACCCATCTTAAAGAGGAATCACCTTCTCTATAATTCCAAGTTACACCAGCAGTTTCTACATTATCAAATCTCGTACCTTTACCCATTTCCCAACTTTGAGATACTGGATAAATGTTAATAGTAAAATCCAATGGTAATTCTTCGGAATCAGTTTCTCTCATTACTAATGTTGCGGTTTCAAATCCCACACTTCCTGCTGAAAGTGATGATGAAAAGTTACTCACATCAAATTTAAGGAGTGCTCTGGATACATCTTTGATGTTACCATAGTAAACCTTACTTACCTCTAATACTTCATCTAAACCACAATTCTGGTCAGGTTGTTGTAAGTAAACCGATGCATCTTTTGATGCTGTAAGGAAATAGTATGCCATTATCTTGCTCTCCCTTTAATATCCGCATTTGGAAACTTAACTTCGAAAACCGATGGGTCTAAAGATGGATATACAATCTTATCTTTAGTTGCCGCTTCTATATTGTATGAGTTTGGTGAATATTGTCCACCACATTTATTTACAATTTTCAACATTGGAACTGAACTAACCCCTTCTACATTTGCAACAATTAATTCTAATTCCGAAAGGTTGATTGTGTTGTTGAAAGTCCAATTGTCTATATTGAAATAATCTTTTAACTCCTGAATACAATCAGCAACAACTTCAGACTTGTTGTAATTGTTAAATACAATAATCTCAAAATCAATACCAATATTAATAATAAATCCATCATTAATATTCACACCATCAGTTAAAACTTTATATTCAGAAAGATATGTTTTTAAATTCTCCTTTACAGCTCTATTAAGAGTTGAAAGTTTTTCATCGGAATCATATCCCAACAAATAAAGATTAATCGCAAATGGATTATTCTTTTCATTATCGTTTGAAGTTTTTCCAATTAAAAATTTTTGTAATTCTTGTTGAACACTTCTTCTATCGGGTTCTTCTGAATCTGGCTTCTCAACAAAACTCATTACCAAATCAGTAAACTCTTGCATTGCTTTTGGTGAAGAAAGAATAGATGATGGTGAATTGTTATCCAAAGTACCATCAGCGGTAGCATATGCTTTTGATATTGAACCATATTTAGTTGGCATTGATAATACCCTAACCTCATAATCTTTAGCAGTTACTGCTCTATTTTGAGAACCGAAGTTTGCTAAAGCGTTTTGTCTAATTTCTTCGATTGTATCACCCCCTTTACCACCAGTTGCAGGAACTTCGTTATCTACTGCGATTGAGTTCTTAGCCGCAGTATAAACAGACAATTGCTGAGGGGTAAATAGTGTTGTATCCTCTTCGTATTCAACATTTCTTAATTGGGTTAAAGTTCCTTTTTTTACATTCGATTCAACACCACCACCAACTAAATACTTTACAGTAATTGTTGTATTGGATGGTGAAGAACCATATGTTTTAGTTTTTAAGAAATTTGTTGGGTCAAACGATTCTTCTAATTTAGAAATAGAGTTTGGTAATCCCAATCCCACATTTTTAAATGATGGAATTATTGTTTCATCACTTGATGATGGGTCACCTGCGCCAAATTGTAAAGTGGTTGTACTATCACCATTTACTTTTTTAACAAATCTACGAGATGTTTTAAGCGTATTTAATACATAAGGTACAGTTGATTTAAACTGATATAAATCCGGGTCATTAGCTGATGTATTTGGGTAGTCCACAAATACCAACTCTTGTGCCAAATATGGAACTTCATACCATTTGTTTCCGTTGGAATCTCTTACATCGTAGATATCAATAATATTTGTATCGGTTAAATCAATAGTTTTAAATGCTTCATATGAACCAAATGTGAATTCTTTTGTTTTAAGTTCTGCAGAAATTGCCTTTACTAATTTTTTAACTAAATAGAATGAAGTTTCACCGGTTATGTTATCCGTTTGGTATATTGTAATTTCTCTATCGGTTTTATCAGAAAAATCAACAACATCTTGAGTAATAAATTGTACACCATTAGTAGATTCAACTCGCATACCTTCTTTTATTCTAAGAAAATAAGTTTCATCATAAGTGTTATTAGTACCAGTACCAATAGATGGAACTAATTGATAAACAGAAAGAGTTGTTACGGCTGGTGAGGTTACTTTTGGTTTGTATCCTAAATATTGTGAAAGTGAAATTACATTCTCAATATCATCCGCATGAACCATTAATGATTCTTTTAAAGTATCATCAATATAATATGAAAGTGAATCACCAACATATGATGCCATTTCAATGAACATCATACCCGGTGATGATTCGTTAAAATCAGAATAAGTTTGTGGGAAATAAGTTTTAGCAAACTCAATTAGATTACCTCTAAATGCGGCAAAATCTTTATTGAGGTATTTTATATCCTTACCCCCATTCTTAAAGTTCTTTGTTGTTTTTGTTATTGCCATATCTTATTATCCCTGCACTGTAAATGTGAGATTTTCCAAATTGATATTATCACCAATTCTAAAATCTATTGAAACATTTAATCTATTGTTATCTCTCAACTCATCGGTTGATTCAATATTAATTTCTTCCATTGTAACATAAGGTAACCATTTTTTTAAACTATCATTAATGGTATCTTCAATCTTACCAGCCAAATCATCCACATTTGGTTCAAACAATAATGATTGTAATCCACTACCAAATTCTGGTTGTAAAATTCGTTCACCTTTTTTAGTTAAAAGTAAATTCTTAATATTAGATTTTACTTGTTCATTGGTTAGAAATGATTGTTCAAATGTATTCTCACCAAAAGTCAATGGTAGAGTGATACCAATCGCATAATTTGCGTATTGGGTGGTATCTTTTACAATCTTTCTACCTAATTCAACTGCCATAATTTATTACTCCATACCAGGTCTCCAAGGACCTTTCTTTTTATCCATTGCTTTTATTAACTGAGAATAATCTCTATTCAAAGCTTTATCTAATGCTGGATTTCCAGTCTGAACTCCCAATCCTTGTCTTTGACCAGGCATTACCATATCACCATAACCCATTTGTTGTGCTATATTTTGCTGTCCCAATGTATGAGTTGATGTTGAATCAAAATTCATTGTTCTGAAAGATGTTTCAGTCGGTGCCCCAGCATATGATGGAACTCCATCTATATTTCTTTGTTGTGAATTAAATGGTTGTGTTTGTGCTAACACCTCATTTAATATTGGGTTTTTACTCAATGGTTTTTGTGGTTGATTGTGTAATACATTTTCAACAATAGGTTCATCCATAAATGTAGGTTGTGATGGAGTTTGTGGTTTCATAGCTTCTCTTAATTGTTTGTTTTCTTTCAACAATTTAGCCATTTCTCTCTTAACCCCCTCCTTAACTAATTTAGGAAGAGTTGCCTTTATTTCTTCTTTAACAATAATTTGAATTGCTTTTACTAATTTATCAGTATCCATTTTATTATAATGTTTTCCTTTCTCTATAAATATTTGTTTTGGGTTTTTTCGTTTTTTACTCACACTTCGTACCACCCATCACCAATTGTTCTTTAAAATCTTTAATTATTTCTTCCGATTCTATCGGGTCTAACACATCTTTTGGTAGTGTTGTATCAATAACATTATCCAATGAGATATCCCCACCTAATATATCTTCTTGTTGTTCTTGTGGAGATTCGTATTCTTGAGTTGGTCCTATATCGGATAAAGTACCATCAGTTCCATCACTTTGTTCAATCACAGGTGGCTCACTACCATCTTCGGATGGGAAGTTGATATTTGGTATTGGAATAACCGGTGGTATCAAATAACCAGTCCAACTAATTACACCTGGAGCAGGAATTGGAGTTGGTGTTGATGGATATAATGATGTTGTTTGAATAAATCCCCCAATAGAAAATAAATGTATGGTTGCCGCAAGGATAAACATATTAACCATTATTTCTTGCTTCTTTGCGGGTTTAATTGGTGGATATATTGGCCAAGTTCCAGTATTGATTACCACATTTGAGTTTACAGCTATGTTCTGAATTGAACCCGGTGCTGGTAGTAATGGTATTGGAAATGGATTCATTTGAGCCCCCGCCCAATATGCTTTTACACCATTACCAAATTCATTTACCAATGAGAAGTCTTGACCAGGTGAAGTTGCCAATCCCTTCAATAGTGCAACTCTAAAAAAAGTTTTCATCAACTCCAAATTACCAGTTTGAACTGATTCGAAGTTTATAAAATCCTTTCCCCTTTTTACACAAGCATCATACTCCTCAGCCCATATCGTTGCTACTTCATTTATATCTAATGATGGATTACGATTTGGGTTGGTTTTTCTTAATATGTTTGCTTTGAAGAGTGACCAAGACATCTTTTATTAAATTATTTTTTTTTCTTTTTTGGATTTTCTTCCAATTTCTTCTTTCTAAATTTAGGAAGTGGTGGAAGTGTAGGTAAAGGTATTTTAGGTAACTTCGGTAATTTTGGCGTTTCCGGCACTTTTGGTGCTTCGGGTATTTTTGGTGCTTCAGTTGGAATTGATTTTGCAATATCACCAGTTTTACCAGTTACATTTGATACATCCCCAACAATTTTTGGTGAGGGAGTTTCTCCAGCTGCTTTACCTACTAAATCTTTTATGTTATCTAAAGCTGCCATTATTTTAATTGTACATTATTACTTAACATAGAATCCAATTTCAGAACCAATGCGTTTATTTTAGGATTATTAGTTGGACCAGGTGATGTTGGACCTGCGGGTGTTACGAATATTTGTTGTGCAACAATTGTCATAAAATCGTAAAGGATTTGTTTCAATGTTTCACCTTTCACAGCCGGTTCTAATTCACCTTCATCAGTTCCCAATGCAATAGTACCAGACCCAATATCAATATTAAAATCTCTATCTTTTGTATCAACAAATATATTATCATTTGTGGTGATATTAATTCCCCTACTAGCATCAATTGAAAATTGACCATCAGTAATAAATCCAGCATCCTTTTTAGATGCAAATATCATTTCAG